GCACCATTTATGGATATTATGATGTCAAAGCGCGATGTATTATTTGGTCAAGTTGGCATGAACGCATGTGGTAGAGAGTACCATGAACGTTTAAAAGCTATGTATATGCGTGTCAATAATCTAACTGAAGACGAATTTGACATGGGGAAATTTCTCCATGATAAAGGTTGGTTAGACTCAGATTATGAGAAGTATGACAAGAAATTGATTACAATGATGTTTGGGATTTATGTGGTTTGGTTGCTTGTTTTAGCAACGCCATTTTTCCAAAAAGCAGAGAATTCCATCCATTTAAACAGAATGAAATTGATTTTGCAATCATTACAACAATTTGTCATTATTATTGGCAACGACATATTTTTGATGGACAAATATGTACCAAGTGGTGTGTGGGGTACAGCAATTTTGAATTGTATTCATGAAGCAATACTTGAGATTTTACAGTTTTATTTCTGTCTTCATCTTCATCAAAATCATGGTGAAGTTCCATTATTTGGGAACTTTGTACATGTTGGACAAAAACAAATTGATTTCTTCCGAGAGGGAGAATTAATTAATTTTGGTGATGATAATCTTAAGTATTTACATGAGCGAATTCGTTGTATCTACACACATGAAAATATCCAAAAGTTTGCAGACTTTATCTGCATGGGCATTACACCTGCCCAGAAACATGAAACTAGAATTGACTTTAAGAAAGTCACAGAGGTTTCATTTTTGAAAAGGACGCCAGTATGGAACGATATGTTTGGAGTTTTAGTCGGGAGACTAGAATTCAACTCTATTGGAAAAATGCTGGCCTATACAGACTCTAATCAACCTGATTGGAGCAAAATGGTAATTCGACAAGCTTTGATTGAGCTCTCGCGTTATCCAAGCGAGGTCTTTGAACAATTCAAATTAATATTTGAATGTGAAGGTGACCAAATTGAACTTCTTGGGTCAACACTCGAAGAAGTTATTTGGCACTCTAGAGTTGATGATGAAGTCAACTACTACTCCGTTGAACAGGAGTTTCAATTTCAAGAGAAGCATATCGAACAGCCGTACCAGGGCTTAACAAAATTAACTGATGATAAATCAATGAACACCAGTTAATCTGGTGTCATTATTTAGATCAGAGTAATCTGGT